GGGGACAGTTAAGAAGATCACCTTAGACCGATATGGTAAGTGTGATCGGTGTGTGGGAGCAGGTACTTTGGCCGGAGGGGAGTGCGCTACTTGTGAGGGCAAGGGCCATCACGATCGACGCCAGGGTAATATGGATGTGCGAATTTCCTGCTGGGTCTGCCGTGGCGCGGGCAAAGAGCGCGTAGCGTGTGAATCCTGCAAGGGGACTGGCGTGACTCAGAGTCAAACCTTGACTGATATCAAGATTCCACCTGGGGTAGTGGATGGACAAATTTTGCGACTACCAGGAGGAGGAGACTTTATACCAGAGCTGATGTCCTCGGAAGATGCCCATTTGAAAGTAACAGTCATCGCAGATGATGAGTTAAAAATTCAAGGAACAGATGTAGTATCTAATATTTCCCTATCTTTACTAGAAGCTTTGCAGGGCCAAACGCGGGAAGTTAGGACAGTCTTAGGGAATCGAGAGATTCATATCCCTCCAGGCTCCAAGCATCAGGAGGAAATTGTGATTGCTAACCATGGCGTGGGTCAGGTAGGTAATCATTTAGTTAAACTAGAAGTTAGTTATCCTGAAGACCTTACAGGTTTGATTAACTTTTTACAACAGTGTCAGTATAAATAAAGGACAAACATGGGATTTTTAGTGTATTGTGATAACAAAGGCTGTGGTAAGGATCAGGAGCCTTTGTTAGATTTGGAAACGAATGAGGTCGTCTGTCGAGAGTGCAGCAAGCCTATTAAGAGTGTGACGCCATTTGCGAAGGCTCAAATGAAAGCTTTGGGTCAAATCAAACGTCAAACCCAACGTCAGGAAGCTTTTTCTGTCAAGTGTGCTACTTGCCAGAAACAGGGGCAGCCCAAGCTGAATGAGCAGGGTCAGATTATCTGCTCTTTCTGCCGTAAAGAGATGACAGAGATTCCGAAACCTTTCCAACAAGTGATTAAGACCAACCTCCGAGCCCAGAAGTAGAGTTTGTCCAGATGAGCATTAAGCAGCTCTCAAATCGAATTCACCGACGGTCCGCTCTGTTTGAAACTGTAGTACAAGCCTGTCAAGACCTGTTTCTACATTCACCTGAGGCAGAAGCTACTAGAGCTTATGTTAATAGTCGCCTCCTGCCTCAGAGTCAGAGAGATTTTCAGATTGGATTTTTCCCTCCGGATGAACATCTAGGTCAGTTAATTTCTAAGGTTGGAGAGAGTTCTCTTAAAGAACTAGGGCTGATCTATAACTCATATCCCTACAATATTAATCGAGGGACATTAAATCATCACAACATGGTCATACCATATCGGGATGATTACGGCAACATTGTGGCTCTGATTGGTCGAACTTTGTTGTCGGACAGGGAATTGAAGACCTTAAGTGCTGGTTCCTCCGGCGGTACCATTAGTAAATATAAGTATACCAGTAATTTTTCTAAATCTCTGCACCTATTTGGTTTAAACCAAGCTAAGAGTGAAATTAGAAAAAATGGTGCAGTGATCATTGTAGAAGGACAGATAGACTGTATTAGTTGTCATGGGCATGGACTCCGAAACGTCGTAGCGTTAGGCGGGTCCAATTTTAGCCGACATCAATTTTACTTAGCCAATAAGTTTGCCGATAATATCTACTTGCTATTAGATAATGATGGTGCCGGCTATAAGGGCGAGAAGAGATTCAAACATATTTATCAGAAGTATAGTTCCATCAAAAAGATCTTTATTCCAGAAGAGTACAAGGACGTTGACCAGTATTTGAGGGAGAACAAGGACAACAATATATTTAAGACATTGGGCTGATAAGGAATAGAATGAATGGTAGAGACCTCAAAAAAAATCGTAGCGATAGCTACCAATGGGTCCTGGTCGAGGCTCCCTGCTCTCCGGAAATGCTGGCGGAGTTTGCCGATTCCCAGGGTGTGACAGGTAAGCTGAATTCTAGTATGTATAGTGAAGAGCTGTTTGAACTGCAAGATCAATTGAAGGAAGCTTTATGGCGAATCATTGACACTCAACTGACTGCCCGGCAAAGAGAGGTATTGCATCTCTGTGCTGATGGGTACACTCAGATTGAAGTGGCCAAGAAGCTGAAAGTTAATCAATCCAGCATCACCAAGAGTATCAATGGCAATTGTGATTATCGGAATGGTAAAAAGATTTACGGCGGGGCTAAGAAGAAGTTGCGTAGAATCGCCGCCAAAGATCAGGAGATTCAGGGTATCTTAAAAAGGATTTCCGAGATTCAAGAGGATAATCATTACTAGATAACAATGGATTTACTGCGTTAAGCCCTGATCGATCAGGGCTTAATCTTTTTTATCTTTCTACTATTAAAGCAGTATTGTTTTAGCTATGGTTTTGAGTATGCAAGTCACATGCAGCTTCTTATATTGAATCGAGCTAAATACTTCAAAGGTTAACGATGAATAAATTCTCCGTAGATTACAGTAGTTTACACCAGGGCCTCAATCGTGAAAAATGTTTCCGATTGAAGGATGTAGAGCATCGGTTACAAAAAGTAGCGTTTGATGTGGTGCGCTTCATTGACAGCGATACCATTGACGGTTTATGGCAAATTCGTAAAGACGAGAACGGGGAGTACATTGTAGCCACTTATGAGGACGGCTCGATGAGTGCTCCGGTGGCTAAGGTTAGTTCTGCGTGGTCGGTGGTTCAGGATAAGTCAGGTGAGCAAGTTAGTATTTTCTATCAAGGTACACCTGTCACCAAGGTTTCCTTAGCATTTTTAGGTATTCCGAAAGAGGAGTCTGCTATGGTATGCAGTTATCTCCCGCATAAGCTTGCAACCAACTCAAAGCTGGTTACTGGCTTATTGAACGATTTACCTCTCGAACAGAAGCGTAATTTACTAGATGAGTATCCAGAGTTGGGTAGCAGCTCCAAAAAATAAGGGAATAGAATGAGTCTTCAACGGCTAAATGAAATTGTCACAAAAGCAGCGAAAGCTTTATATGATAATGAGAAGTTTGCAATTGGTGTGTTAGCAGTTAAAGCTCGCCGATTGGCAGAGTCTTATCCATTAGATCAAACAGTGGTAGGGATGTCTGCCTATTTGAACAAGAAAGCTTCTTCTACCAGTCAGGCTTTCTTAACTCGGGCGGAGTTGAAGGATGCCTATAATCGCCTCTATACCAGGAATAGCAAGTTCGCTGAGCTATTTACTGAGGAACTAGGTTTGAATTCTGAGGAGAAAAGTCCTAAAGGATTTCAACGAGACCCTAATGAAGGGCGTAATCTAGTGGAAGGCGCTTACGAGAAGTTAGCTGATCCTATCTTAAGCAATGCTTTGGCTTCAGCGTTTGATTCTAGCATTCCTTATAAGCCTTATTCTAATCAGGTTGCCAAGAGTGCCCAACACAATTGTTTGCATGAGTTGAATCGTTTGGGAGTGTCTCCTAAAAAGATTGATGTAGTAGCTGGTCAAACAGATTTGTTAATCTGTCAAGCAGCTTATGAGACTCCACGAGGAACTTCTAATGTCCTGATTCCAGTAGAAGTCAAGGCCGGACAAGCCCTGCTTCCAACTGTATTCTTGAGCACGGCTGGATTTCTGGACTTGAGTGCCGAAACTGTTACTGAGCACTTACATGCTACTGCGGGTAAAGCCTACAAGGTGGATGTTCAGAAGTTGCTGGAGATGGTTGCGACTGCTAAGAATGGAACTCCAGAAACCTTATCCGAGGTGGAACGTATCGTGATGAAGGCGAATGCTGCCAAGGAGACTCCAGTAACTCATACGGTCAATGGTATTTTGTACCAGCAGATTGATAAGGTGGCCTCTGAAGTCCAAGAAGTGGAATATGAGCAGCCAGCCGAGGTCCAAGAGATCTCTAAGCGTCTGACTTCCGCTGCCGGTGTCGCTGAATTTACCTTGGGTAAAACCAATGTAGATTTGGGCCGCAAGATGGTTCGTCAAGCGATGTTTGAGTTCGGCTACAAGAATGCTCAAGTGGGAGTGGCTGACAGCAATAAAGATACGATTTTCTATGCAGTCTCAGTAGACCACTCTTTGGGATTCCGAGTATCAGTCAAGGTCGCCAATAAGAAGATTCAGTACCCATCGTTTATCTTTGCCGGTGAGCGCATGGTAGAGTTCTCCAAGGGAGGTATCTCTGATCTATTAGCTGGTGGTGAAACCGACCACAATGCTACGGTTGTTTCCTCTCCAATGTTTGGCTTTAGCCCAGCAGATTTGGTGAAGCAAGTCCGGGCCTCTTTGCAGAACCGAGATTATCGTCGCACTGAGGAAGCGCTAGCGGTCCTGCAAGCCTCTGGAGACCAGAAGGCTTACCGTGTCGGTTACGAGCTGTACACCGCAGCTTTGAAGCAAGGGGATTTGCAGAAGCAAGCCTCGGCTACTACGTGTTGCAGTCGCCAGTATAAGTCCGCACATAGCAAATACATGATTTGCGCTCACACAAATTTGCCAATCCACAAGGTCTACCAAGACAAAAATGGGGACTGTCGTCCAATGTATCGCCAAGGTATGAGTGACAGTGCCGAAGGTGGATCTTTCTTACACTCTAAGATTTTCTTGGGATAACATGCCAGTATCTTTACATCCACATCAGACTTTGGGACCGCATATTAATGCTAAGGTCAATCATGTTCTTACTAAGCTTAAGGAAACAATTGCAGCATTTACAGAATTTAAGCAAGCTTTTGAAGCTGTAAAAACATATCCTAAGGATCATGAACGAGGGAGTGGGGAAAATTGGATCCGACCATCAGAATATGAAATGATGGCTCGTGCTAATTTTTACAAAATAGATACGATGCTACATGAGTTTTTTGTGATCTTGAGCAAGGAGCTAGGTTTTGAAATAGTTTCGAAGTCCAGTTCACATTTTGATTTAGAGGCCATAGTAGTTTTGGCTAATGAATATGATCAATCTGGCGATCCAGAACTGCAAAAACAAGCTGCTATCATCGATAATCTACTTTTAGAGTTAGCTGGAGAAGATCCTAGAATTAAGAACTTAGAATTACTAAGTGTTTATGCTAGTGAGCTAGATAAGACTGGCGATCCTGCATTAATCAAAGAAGCTTCGGTACTCGATCAGATTCTTTTATCTTTTGGTCGCCCTCCAGGCTCAGTAGAGGCGGTCAAGCAAGCCGAAGAGACGGAGATTGATCGTTTGCGAGCCAAGTATCGTACTGAGGCACGGGAGAACGCCTATCAAAAACCCAAGGAAGAGTTGGATAAGGATCTCAAAGTAGCAGATGCGGTGAAGGCGATTCAGGAGAAAATTAAGGAGTATCGTCCTTTAGAAGCAGCTTTGAGTACGCGCACCTGTCCTGATCATCCTGGTGCCCAGATGGCAAGAATCGGGGAAGCTACTTATCAGTGTTCTCTAGATAAACAGGTATATAAC